GCTGCATCAAAGATCCTGGACGCTGAAGGTAGGCCCATCGACATGGCGGCCCTGCGCGAGCCGCAGACCGAGCAGCCCGGCGCAGCCGGCAGCGCGCATGTGGGCTGGCTCAAGCGCGAATGGGATGCCCACCCGGGGCGCGCGCTCACGCCGCTGCGCCTGAATGCCATCCTGCAACAGGCCGAGGCCGGCAACCTGATCGCCCAGCTGGAGCTGGCCGACGACATGGAAGAGCGCGACGGCCAGATCTACAGCGAGCTGGCCAAGCGCAAGACCGCCGTCACCACGCTGCAGTGGGATGTGGAGCCGCCCGACGATGCCAGCCCTGAAGAGCAAAAGACCGCCGACCAGGTGCGCGACTGGATCAAGGCCATCCCCTGCTTCGAGGAGGACATCCTGCTGGAGCTGATGGATGCGGTGCTCAAGGGCTTCAAGCCCATCGAGATGTGGTGGGCGCTGGACCAGGGCACCCTGCAGCCGCGCTTCGAGGCCCGGCCGCAGCGCTGGCTGTGCCTGGACGAGGACCGCGACAGCCTGAACCTGCGCGACTCATCGACCCCCTACGGCGTGCCGCTGCAGCCCTACGGCTGGCTGCTGCACATGCACCGCAGCCGCAACGGCTACCTGGCGCGCGCGCCGCTGTGCCGCGTGCTGGCCTGGCCCTACTTGTTCAAGCACTACGCGGTGCGCGACCTGGCCGAGTTCCTGGAGATCTACGGCCTGCCGCTGCGCCTGGGCAAGTACCCGGCTGGTGCATCGGACGACGAGAAGAGGAAGTTGCTGCAGGCCGTGGTCAGCATCGGCCACAACGCGGGCGGCGTGATCCCGCAGAGCATGGCGATCGACTTCCAGGCTGCGGCGGACGGCACCGACGGGCCGTTCAAGACGATGTGGGACGGCATGGACGCCCTGCAGAGCAAGATCATCCTGGGCCAGACGCTGACCAGCAGCCAGGGCCAGCACGGCAGCCAGGCGCTGGGCAATGTGCACAACGAGGTGCGGCTCGACATCCTCAAGAGCGACGCCAAGCGCGTGGCGGCCACGCTGACCAGCCAGCTCATCGCGCCGATGGTGCTGTTCAACATTGCCGGGGCCGACCCCAGGCGCTTGCCGCGGTTCTGCCTGGATGTGCCGGAACCGGAAGACATCCAGATCTACGCCGATGCCCTGCCCAAGCTGGCCCAGGCCGGCCTGCGCATCGGTGTCAAGGACGTGCACCGCCTGCTGCGCATCGAAGAGGCCGAGGACGGCGAGGACATCCTCAAGGGCCCGCCCGTGCCGGTGGCACCGGGTGCACCCGGCCAGCCTGGCAGCGTGTCGCAGGCGGGCAAGGCCGACCCACCGCCTGGTGGAAAGACGGCCCAGCCCGGCACGCCGGCTGCTGCTGCGGCGAAGGACCCGACCCAGGACCCGGCTCAGGCCGATCTGGCTGCGCGCCTGCCTGCCGGCCAGCCGCCGCGCGATGCCATCGACGACCTGGTCGACGAGCAGGTGGTGAAGTGGCGCCCGGTGCTGGCCCCGTTGGTGAGCCCGCTCATGACGGCGCTGGATGCCGCCATCAAGGACGGCACGAGCCTGGCCGACTTCCGCAACCAGTTGCCCGGCCTGGTGGCACGCATGGATGCCGGACCGGCAGCCGAGCAGCTCGGCCGCGCAGCATTCGCAGCCCGCCTGGCGGGCGAGGCGGATCTGGAACTTGACCCGACGACAAGGGGGCAGTGATGGACTGGAAGAGCCTTGCAAAAGATGTCGGCGCTGTCGCCCCGCTGCTGGGCACCTTGCTGGCCGGGCCGTCCGGTGCAGCAGCCGGTGGCCTGGTGGCGTCGGCCCTGGGCTGTGGATCGTCACCTGACGACGTGGCGCAGGCGCTGGGCAACCCTGAAGCCGTCAGCAAGCTCAGGCAGATCGAGGCCACGCGCCAGATCGAGCTGCAGCGCCTGGTGGTCTCGGCCGAGGGCCAGCGCCTGGCGGCGGAAACCTCGGCCATCCAGGCGGTCAACGCCACGATGCAGGCCGAGGCCAAGGCCGACCACTGGCCGACCTACAGCTGGCGCCCGGCGATCGGCTTTTGCGTGGGGTTCAACACGGCGGTGGCATCGGTTCTGGTGCTGATCGTCTTCGCGGCTGTGGTGCTGGGCTCGCCGCAGGCCGCCGCGGCGGTCGCGCAGTTGCCCGCGGTGCTGGGCGCGCTGGCGGCCATCAATGCCACCGTGCTGCCGATCCTGGGCATTGCCTCGTGGTTCCGGGGCAAGGCGCAGGCTGACCCCGGCATTGCGACCGACAACCGCGGCTGAGCCATGCCTGCGCCCATGCCGGCCGGGTTCAAGCTCGGCGCCGTCGAGCCCAAGGAGGCGTTCGCGGCCTTCGTCGCGCGCAAGCTCTTCCCGGAAAGCTTCCGGTGGCAGGACGTGTGGGAAGCCGAACATGCGCGCGCCTTCACGGTGGCCGGCGTGATGAAGATTGATGTGCTGCAGATCTTCCAGGATGAGATCCGGCTCAGCCTGGCCGAGGGCCGCTCGCTGGCGGACTTCAAGGAGCGCATCACCGGCCAGCTGCAGGCCAAGGGCTTCTGGGGTGATGTGCAGGTGACCGATCCGACCACGGGCGAGACGCGCATCAGCCGCTTCAACGACAACCGCCTCAAGCTCATCTACGACGTGAACCTGCGCCAGAGTGCTGCGGCCGGGCGCTGGGAGCGCATCGAGCGCAACAAGAAGTTCTTCCCTTTCGTGCTGTACCGGACCATGCAGGACGAGCGGGTACGCGTCAGCCATGCCGCCTGGAACGGCCTGGCCCTGCCGGTCGACGATGCCTTCTGGCAGACCCACTACCCGCCCAACGGCTGGCGCTGCCGCTGCATCGCCTTTGCAACCAATGAGAAGGACTTGCAGCGCCGGGCAGATGCCGGCGAGGTGATCAAGCGCCAGGCGCCGCCAGTGCAGGCCACGGACTATGTGGACCCGCATACCGGTGAAATCAGGCGTGTGCCGGTCGGCATCGACCCGGGGTTTGGCTACAACCCGGGCAAATCGCACCTGACACATGCGCAGTTGGTCGAGATAGAGCGTCGCGCTGAGCTGCGTTCCGTAGCGCCTGATCTGGCGGCTGCAGTCAAGGCACAGATGACCCCGCAGCGTTTCGACTTCATAGGGCAACGCCCAGGGATAGCCCTGCTTGAGCCGATCCCAGTGACATCTCTGACAGGGGATGAGTTGGGCGTAGGGTTGTCAGGCAACGAATTGCGGAAAAAGGCGGATGACCTGCTGAGGCAGTTTCAGAAAGGCCCCGGTCTGCTCAATCTCGACACCGGATGGACGCTCAAGGTCAACAAGACAGGGCGGTCGAAGATGGGTGATAACCGTTCGATGCAACCGCCGGAAAGCAAGGCCGTTGCAGCCCTGGAAGATTTGGTACGACTTGCAGTGGTCGCTGAGCGACATGCAGATCTTGAGCACCAGAATGAATTTGTCCTTGCCATCCTGCGGCTCTACGCGCCGTTGCAGATCGGCACCCTGACATACAGGGTCAAGCTCACCGTGAAGGAGTATTCGCAGGCTGCTGGCACAGCGCAGAGCGTGCTGCATGCGCTTTCAGCTCTGGAAATAGAAAACGCCCCGCTGGGAATACTTCCGGCCTCTACCAGCATTGAGCCAGTACTACAGCGAGATCAACCAACCACGGGGCGCGTCATGAGTCTACGCGACCTCCTGCGCGGCGTGCTACTCCAGAGCGGCAAGACCTTCGACTTCCGTCAATGACAGCGCGCCAATGACCACCATCACCATCAGCCTGGTCGGCATCTCCGAACTGCGTGCCAAGCTGGAGCAGGCTGCCGCCAGCCTGGCCAGGCCGACGGCGCTGATGGAGGCGATCGCGGCGCAGATGGAGAACAACGTTCAGTTCCGCTTCGATGCCAGGAAGGCGCCAGACGGGTCGGCCTGGTCGCCGCTGGCCGCATCGACCAAGCGCCGTTATGCCGCCGAAGATGCCAAGAGCGGCGGCAAGAAGCAGGGGACCTTGCTGCAGCGCACGGGCCACCTGCGGGCGAGCCTGAGCAGTCGTGGCCATGATGACTACGCCGAGATCGGCTTCACGCGCACCGTGGGCGGCTGGGATCTGGGGGCGCTGCACGAGTTCGGTACGCAGACCATGCCGCGCCGCCAGCTGCTCACCGACGATCCTGTAGCCGGCACCCTGGGCCAGGGTGACCTCGAAGACATCAACGGCGTGGTGCAGCTGTTCGTCGACGGCCTGCTGTGATTCTCTGAATCGGTTCCCCTGCCCCGCGCAGGGCCCCGCCGGCACGATGCCGGCATGCCATCCCGAGCCCCTCGCACCGCCTACATCGCCTTGCTCGCTGCCGCGCTGACGCTGTCGGCGCAGGCCGAGGTGCAGCTGCTGCCCGCGGGCGAGTTCGCCGCGCGCGACGGCCGCCCGGGCAACGGTCAGACCTGGAAGATCACCGACGCCGCCGGCACCCGCCTGGCGGCCGAGCTGACCCGCATGGCCGCGCAGTCGGCCTTCGTCTTCGACTACGACCACCAGACCATCCGCGCCGAGGCCAACGGCCAGCCGGCGCCAGCCGCAGGCTGGGCGACGCAGTTCGTGTGGCGTGCCGGCACCGGCTTGTTTGCCACCGACGTGACCTGGACCGAGGCCGCCCAGGCCCGCATCCAGGCTGGCGAGTACCGCTACGTCAGCCCGGTCATCACCTTTGCCAAGGCTGACGGGCGCATCACCGGCGTGCTGATGGCCGCCGTCACCAACTACCCCGCGCTGCTCGGCATGGAGCCGCTCGGACAAGCGCTGAGTGCTCACCTGAGCGCGCAGTTTTTGACCCATGACCCGGAGCCCACCGTGACCCTGATCGAACAACTGATTGCCACCCTGGGCCTGAAGGCCGGAGCGTGCGAGACGGATGCGCTCAGCGCGATTGCCGCGCTCAAGTCCGATGCCAACACGCCGACCAAGGCGGCGATCTGCGCGTCCTGCCCCCTGATGACCGACAACAAGGGCAGCAAGGCGGCTGCGATGAGCGCCCAGATCACCACGGCCCTGGGCCTGAAGGACGGCGCCGATGTGACGGCTGCCCTGGCCGCCATCACCACCCTGCAGACCCAGGCCCAGGGCACCGACGCCACCACGGCCACCACCATCGCCGCGCTGCAAAGCCAGCTGGCCACGCTGACGACTGCGGCCGCTGAAGCCAAGGTCGACGAGGTGGTGCAGGCTGCCCTGAGCGCCGGCAAGCTGCTGCCGGCCCAGAAGGCCTGGGCCACCGACCTGGGCAAGCGCGACCTGACGCTGCTGCAGGGCTATGTGGCCGGCGCACCCAGCGTGGCCGCGCTGCACAGCCAGACCGGTGGCAAGGCGCCGGGCGGCACCCAGGACGACGGCCTGAACGCCGAAGCCCTGGCCGGCAAGGCGCGCGCCTACCAGGCCGAACAGCTGGCGGCCGGCGTGCAGATCAGCACCGCCCAGGCCGTGATGCATGTGAACAAGGGCCCGGCCCCGGCGGCTGAATAAGCCGCAGCGCCCGACGCCTGACCGCCGACCCACCCGCGACCCCGACCCCCTGACGGAGATCCCTCATGAGCAAGTCCCTGCTGGACAAGGAATACGTGGCCGAAGCCGCGATCGCGGCCTACCGCATCGTCAAGCCCGGCTCGACCGATGACTTCGCCGCCGCCGCTGCGGCCGCGACCGACAAGCTGATCGGTGTGGTCGAAGGTGTGGCGCCTGCCACGGGCGATCGCTGCGCCGTGGTGATGTTCGGCCTGGCCGACGTGACCCTGGGCGGCACGGTGGCGCGCGGTGACCCGCTCACCAGCGACGCCAGCGGGCGCGCCGTGACGGCTGCACCGGCAGCCGGCTCGAACGTGCGCCTGATCGGCTTCGCCCGCCAGAGCGGCGTCGTGGGCGATGTGGCCGAGATCCTGGTGCAGCCCAGCGTGATGCAGGGCTGACGACCTGGCCGCCGCCCTTTCAGCCTGACACCCCCGCGACCCGTCGCCACCCACTTTCACCGGAGCTGCCCACATGGCCATTCGTCCGTTCCCCATCAACCCGGTGCTGACTGCGGTCGCACTGGCCTACCGTAACCCGGATGTCGCGCTGATCGCCGACCAGGTGCTGCCCCTGACGCCCACGGCGCAGGAGTTCAAGTGGCTCAAGTACGACCTGGCCAGCGGCTACACCGTGCCCGACACCAAGGTCGGACGCAAGAGCTCGCCCACCGAGGTCGAGTTCAACGCCACCGAGCAGATCGACAAGTGCGTCGACTACGGCCTGGATGACTTCATCCCGAACGAGGACATCGATGCCGACAACCAGGGCATCGACCCGCGCGGCACCGCCACCGGCTACCTGACCAACCTGATCATGCTGGCGCGCGAGATCCGCGTGGCCAACGCCGTGTTCAATGCCGCGAACTACACCAACACGGTGACGCTGTCGGGCACGGGCCAGTACAGCGACGGCGCCAACAGCGACCCGGTGGCCGGCATTGGCGACATCCTGGACGTGCCGATCTACCGCCCCAACATCGCCGTGTTCGGCCAGGCCGCCTGGACCAAGACGCGCCGCCATCCCAAGCTGGTGCAGGCCATCAAGGGCACGGCGCAGGGCGCGGGCATGGTGAGCCGCCAGGAGTTCGCCGACTTCTTCGAACTCAACGAGGTGCTGGTGGGTGCGGGCTTCGTCAACACGGCCAAGAAGGGCCAGACCGTGGCCAACAGCCGCGTGTGGGGCAAGCACATCGCCTTCCTCTACCGCGACCGCGCGGCCGGCCCGCAGGCCGGTGTGACCTTCGGCTTCACGGCCCAGTGGGGCGGGCGCATCGCCGGCAACCTGAACGAGCAAAAGCGCGGCCTGACCGGCGGCGAGATCGTGCGGGTGGGCGAGCGCGTGAAGGAAGTGATCGCCGCGCCGGACATGGGTTACTTCGTCCAGAACGCGGTCGCGTAAGCAGGGGCGAACATGGCCACCCGCCCGAAGAAGAACAACGACGCCGCCCTCACCTACGAGGTGTTGAGCCGGCTGGAGCACGACCAGGTGCTCTATGTGCCGGGCGAGACGGTGGCGCTGACGTCCGATGTTGCCCAGCCGCTGCTGGACTGCCGCGTGATCGCGCCGGCACCGGCCGCGGCCTGAGCGAGCCCAGCCAGGCCCCGCCATGAGCTACGCCACCCAGCAAGACATGGTCGACCGCTACGGCTCGGCCCGCCTGGCCCAGCTCAGCGACATCGAGGCCCCGTCCGTGGGCGGCATCCGCACCAGCATGCTGGCGGCCAAGCTGGCCAATGCCGACGCCGAGATCGACGGCTACTTGCTGGGCAAGGTCGAGCTGCCGCTCAGCGCCTATCCGGCCATCCTGAAGGTGCATGCCTGCTCGATCGCCTGGTACCGGCTGCTGGGCAGCTCGGCCGACGATCAGGCGCGGCGCGACTACGACGATGCGCTGGCCTACCTGCTGCAGGTGGCCCGGGGCACGGTGGTGCTGATGGCACCGGCTGCGGCACCGGCCATCAGCGGTGCCGGCCCGG